CCAGGAGAAACAGGAAGAAGAAAATTTTTAGAAAAGAAAGCTGAAGAAGCTGAAATGTCTGGTGATCCAAAATTGTTTACTAAAGATGAAGCAGAGGAACTAGCCTCAATGAAAGAATATGGTGGACCAAAGACAGATGATTATTACAAAAAATCTTTAGGAGAACTTGTACCAGACGATTATAATCAATTAGTTGACATACCTTTAGAAAGATTAACACCAGGAATTCTTAAAGTTAAGTACCCTGGTATACCGGATGAGTTAGCAGAACTTATTGGTAACGATACTAACCTACAAAGAAAAGCAGAGTCTATTGCAACTATTGAACAAGCTATATCTTTAAAAAATGCAGGAAAATCTTCAGATGAAATGATAGAAATTCTTGAGCGAGAGCCAGAAAAGTTTATGTCTAAAGGCGGCTTAGCAAGAATCTTGGAGATGTAATGGCTATACGAATTGGATCAAAAGCAGCAAATTTATCTGATAAAGAAAAAAAGTATATTAATGAAAGATTTAACAAAACAGGCAAACCTTTTGCTGAATGGTGGGCAAGTCTAAAAAATGAAGATAGATATAATCACATGTCTGCTTTCAAAAGATTTGAAAAAAGTGCAAAAGCAATTAAAAAATTAAGAGATAAAGGTTTAATACCTTCAGCAGAACTAGATAAGTTATTAGATAAAGCAGGTAGAAAATTCGGTACATATAAAGATTTGCTAAAAATAAAAGATCCTGCCTACATGGTTTTAAAACCTAGAGTTGTTACAGGAATCTACGCTTCTGAAACACAAGCTCCGGGTAAGGTTAGAGACACTTGGTTTAAAAAACCTAACGCAAAGCAAATTAGAGCTATCGTAGATCGACATAGCGCGAGTTTAGGAAATGTAGGAGGAATGCAGTTTAAAACTATGCAAGCTGTTAAAAACTTACATAAAGATAAAAAATTTGTAAAACTTCTTGCTACCTATCAAGACGGTGATGATATATCTGATAAAGTTATTAAAAAAATTTTTAAAGGAGAATTTAACCCTTACGTTATTCAACGATATTCTGCTGTTTTAAACGGAGATGAAGTAATTCCAGGTATTGCGATTAATAAGGCGCTTGCTAAAAAATTAGATGAGGGGATTGATTTTAGTGTAAAAGGTTCTGGTTGGAGAGGAAAAATTCACCAAGCAGCTAGAAATAAAGCCATAAGAAAATTTGATAACATATTTAATCCAAATAAAAACCCAGAACAAAGTTTTTTAAATAGACAAAGAGAAATTCAAAAACTTTTAAAAAAATATGGTTTAAAAGGTCTTTCAGTTGATGAAGTTCTTGCTATTAGAACAGCAGGGACGGCAGGACAAACTCCGTATTCTATTTTTAGTCAGATTATAAAAAACAAAGCTAATACTCAAACTAAAGTAGAAATAGATGCAGCCACTGCTGTAAGAGCGAATAAATTAGAAAAAGCTATCAAAGCTAACGATCTTGTAGCTATAGAAGAAATAAGAGAAGGACAAAGAAATCATGTAAAAAATTTTAGATTACGTAATCCTGAATTTAAAAACATTAATTTACCGGAAGATTTTAGAGTGGGTGAAAGTCCGATGAAAGTTCTTGGAGAAGAACGATTTAAAACTTTACCTATAGAAGCAAAAAGAGCAATGAAAGAAAGTTTTAAAAAAACACAATTTACTCCTGATCTTGGAAAAAATTTACTTACTCAAAAAGAACTTTTAATAAAGTTAGCAGGCACTAATGCAAATAATGTTTGTTCTATATTTCAAAAAGGCGGAAGAATGCGTTTTGCTGAAGGCACAGGTTGTGCTGGACAAATGGCTCAAGCTTTAGATGAAGATCCAATAGGTACAGCTACAAAAGCAAAAAACATTACAGGAACAGGTGGTGCTGTTAACAGAGTTAAAAACGCAGCAACAACTTTTCTAAAATTTGCAGGCAAAGGAAAAACATTTGCAGTTACAGCAGGAGTTGGTGCAGGTGCCGGAGCCCTGGTCAAAGCTTTTAGAAACGATGATCCTGAAACGTATTTAACAAACGATAAACAAGCTAACGCTATGATCCTTGACACAGCTGATCAATTAGAACGAGAAGAGAGAATGCAAGCAGTTGGCGATGCACCAGAATTATTAGACGAGTCTGCAATAGGTGCTGAGTTAGGTTTAGCTGCAGCTGCAGTTCCTGGTTCTAAAAAACTATTTGACGCTAGAAAGAAAAAAGGTTTTGGCGCTGTAAGAGCAGGATTAGGACCAGTCGGAAAAGCATTATCTGGATTTGCTACACCACTAGGTATAGCTGCAACCACACCATTAAATGTTGCTAGACAAGTTTATGAAGGTGAATCTGTTGAAGACATTGCAACTAACCCATTAAACTATTTAGGTCCAGCATTTGCAGGAACTTTGACAAGAGAAGCAACAAGAGGAATGAGCCCAACAAGCACATTATCAAAAGCTTTAAGATTAGGAATGAATCCTGCAACCATTAGAACGGCTTCTAGATTTTTTGGATTACCGGGCCTTGCACTAAGTTTAGGGTATGAAGGATACGATCAATATAAAAAATACACAGAAGGCAGAGGGTTTGTTTACGATCTTTTGAACAAAGATGAGTAAAACCAACAAAACTCTTGTTGCAAATATGCAACACGTTAAGACTAATCTAATTCCACCTCGAAGTGGACCTAACCCACAAGGCTTGAATGTTCCTACAAAACAAGTTAAAACAATCAAGAACTCGGAGAAAATAAATGGCAGACGACAATATAGATAAAGCTCTTCCTAATGTGGAGCAAACAATAAAAGTTCCGGGCGAAGAAGAAATTGCAGCAGCAGAGACAGAAGTTACAGAAGATAGAGTACCTTCTCCTGACGACGTAGAAGTTACAACTACTGAAGATGGTGGTGCTGAAATTAATTTTGAGCCAGGTGCAGTTAATCAAGCTGGCACAGGTGCCCACTTTGATAACTTAGCTGATTTATTACCTGACGATGTTTTAGGAAGATTAGCAACTACACTTTACGAAAATTACATGCAATACAAACAATCTAGAAAAGATTGGGAAGATTCGTATGTTAAAGGATTAGATTTATTAGGGTTTAAATATGAAAACCCAACACAACCGTTTCAAGGCGCTTCAGGTGCAACGCATCCTGTTCTTGCAGAAGCGGTAACACAGTTTCAAGCACAAGCTTACAAAGAATTACTTCCTGCAACAGGACCTGTACATACACAGGTTATGGGAAAACCTGACAGAGCTAAAGAGGAGCAATCTGTTAGAGTAAAAGATTTCATGAACTATCAGCTCATGGATAAGATGAAGGAGTATGAACCCGAGTTCGATCAAATGCTTTTTTATCTCCCTCTAAGTGGCTCTACTTTTAAAAAAGTTTATTACGATGAGCTTTTGGGTAGAGCCGTTTCAAAATTTGTACCAGCTGACGATTTAATTGTGCCATACACAGCGTCATCATTAGAAGATGCAGAAGCTGTATGTCATACATTAAAAATGTCAGAGAATGATTTAAGAAAACAACAGGTTAATGGTTTTTATAGAGATATAGAAATTAAACCTGGTTATGACCAAGAAACAGAAGTTGAAAAGAAAGAAAGAGAACTAGAAGGCGTTACAAAAACAAGACAAGAAGATGTTTTTTCTATTGTTGAATGTCATTTAGATTTAGATCTAGAAGGATTTGAAGATATTGGTCAAGACGGTGAACCAACAGGAATAAAATTACCGTACATTGTAACATTAGAAATGGGATCAAGAGAGATTCTATCAATAAGAAGAAATTACAAAGCAGAAGATCCGTTAAGAAAAAAGATTGAATACTTTGTACACTTTAAATTTTTACCAGGACTAGGTTTTTATGGTTTTGGTTTAATACACATGATTGGTGGTTTATCAAGAACTGCCACAACAGCTCTAAGACAATTATTAGATGCAGGTACTTTAAGCAACTTACCTGCAGGATTTAAACAGCGTGGTATCAGGGTTAGAGACGAAGCACAGTCTATACAGCCCGGCGAGTTCAGAGATGTCGATGCACCTGGTGGAAACATCAGAGATGCGTTTATGCCTTTGCCATTTAAAGAACCATCTGCAACATTATTGCAGTTAATGGGTATTGTGGTACAGGCAGGACAACGATTTGCCGCCATAGCTGACATGCAAGTCGGTGACGGCAACCAGCAGGCAGCTGTTGGAACGACTATTGCCCTCTTAGAGCGAGGCTCCAGGGTCATGTCAGCCATACATAAGAGATTGTATGTGGCGATGAAACAAGAATTTCAATTATTAGCTGAAGTTTTTAAAACTTACTTACCACCAGAGTATCCATACGACGTTGTTGGTGGTCAAAGGAATATAAAAGTT